CCCTTGCCGGTGATGCGCGGCCTGGACAGTCGCCCACGTCCTCACACGAGCGTCTCGTGCGCCTCCGCTGGAGGCTGCCCCAGCACTTCGCGCTGCGCCTCGTTCCAGCGGTCAGCGTCTTGTTTGCTCATGTAGGCCGGCTTCCCAGCCTTGAGCCCAAAGACCATCGAGACGAGCGCCGCGCGGAAGGCGCCGGCAAAAGCCACCTTGAGGAACGGCACCACGTCATCGCCGACTTCAGTGACGATGCTGGGGGCCAGCTCTGACAAGCGCCGCTCCAGCTCGGCACCCAGGAGCGCCGGGAGGTTCGTCCCGACGATGGCTTGTTCGACGACCGCGCGCACCTGGTCACGCAGCGCCCAGGAGCCCACCGCATCTTTGATGGCCGTTCCCACCATGTCACTCAGATGAGTGGCGACCGCCTCCGCTTCGACTTGCACGGTGATGTTCCCCATCGTTGTCTCTCCTCCGGGCAGGTTCCAGGGCCACAGCGCCTCTCGGACCTTCGCCCAGCACCCCTCACAAAATGCGTGATGCAACACCCGCCTGGCGTCTCGCCCGCACCGATGACACTCGGTCATCATGGCCGGCGTCCCCTCGGGATCCGTCGCAGGTCGCCCGCGTCGCGAAGGTCGTAGGCCTCGTCAGCCATCCGATCCGCCGCGAGGTCCACGACCGTCGTTGGTGCGTTCGGGCGGTCGTCTGCCGGGACTTCCAAGTTCGCCTGTAGCAACCGCGCTCCGCAGCGGCACCAGCCCGGTGTCATGCTCCAGCGACGACAACGAGGGCACACGTAGGCGAGCACTAGATCTCCCCGTCGAGGGCAACCGCGGCGTTCGCGGTCATCACCGCTTCGCGGACGTGGCGGATGGCCGCCTGCTGGTCGGCGCAGATCGGCGTCACTTGCAGGATGACATTCCCCAGCACGAGCCCCGCCGTGCGGATCGCGGTGTACTTCGCGATCTGGTCCGGGCGCGGCGGCTGGTACGTGAACACGTGTTCGAGGTTCTCTTTCGTGACAGGCATCAGCGGATCCTTTTCGCTTGTGGTGGACGCGGAATCGGCCTCGGTCTCGGATATGGGATGGGTGGTGGACGCGGAATCGGCCTCGGCGGAGAGCCGCCTACTGCCGGCTTCTGTTTCTTCGTTGGGGTCAACGTGACCACCGTCGACCTTGTGAGGATGCGGCTGACGGAACTCAACACAGCCCGCGCCGCACTGATGGCGTCAAAGATCGCCTGCAACTGCGCAGCGTTCCCTTCGCGCGCTGTTTCCAAGGCCACCTCTAAAGAGCGAAGCGTCCTGGCTGCGTATTCCTGCTCCTCTACCGTGGTCATCGTCAGCCAATCCTTTCGATCTTGAGCGTGAACTTCCCCTTGGGGTCCGTCTTGGTGTACTGCGCCTTCAACTCATCGGGCAGTTCCACCCGGGTCGACTTCCCCCACTTCCCGCTGATCGTGAACTTGCCGCACACGCCGACCTCGACGCCGCGGAGCTTCTGCTTGACGCCCTTGTCGAGCGCCTCGAAGGTGTGGGCGGCTTCTTCGACCGAGGCGCGGGCTTCCAACTCGGCTTCGAGGTCAGGGTCGGTGAGCACGACCGCGCCCGTCGCACTCAGGGGTGGCTGGCAGACGCCGCCAAACCACGGACACCGCTTGCACTCCGCCGCTTCGCCCTGGAGGTAGTCCGGCAGCGTGTTCGCCTCGACGTGGTCAAGCGCGCGTTCGGCCCGGGCGAGAAACGACGTGAGTTCGTCGAGATGATCGTAGAGTGTGACGGGGATCAACTTCGGGAGCCCGCTTCGGTCGAGTAGGATAAACCCTAGCTCTTCGCCGGCCCCGTAGAGGTAGGCGAGAAGCTGGTAGGCGCCCGAACGAGTCCAGACGCCCTCGAAGAGATCGGCGAACGTCTCGACCCGGTCGACGATCTGGGGCGACCACGCCTTCACTTCGAGTGGCGGGCGTGCCGGCTGACCGCTGACCTGGATCCGGCAGTCGACCTTGCCACTGATGACCTTGCGCCCCTTCGTGTCCCGCAACGTGAAGGCTTCTTGCTGCCCGAACACCTGGAACGGTGGCTCCGCGTTCCGGCCCACTCGCACGAGGTCGGCCACAAGGTCACGTTCCCGGTCCTCTCCCCGCCTGAATTTCGCGAGCACGTTCGCATCGAAGGGCGGGAGCAGTTCGGGGCACGTCATCTCGTAGACGAGGCGCCGGTCACACGGGCGCCACGCCGAGGCGTACACGTAGGGATGCGGCTGCGCCAGACGCGAGGTCCGGAGCAGGTCCGCTTCCCAGGCTTTCCCGATCGCCGCCGCCATCTCGGGCCCGGTCATGTTGAGATTCTCCGACGGCGGAAGAACCCAAGTACGTGCGATTCAGCGTCCTTCCATTGTTCAAAGGTTTGGTCCATTGGGAACATCCACCTTGCACTGATGCTGTCCTGGAGAACATAGCACCAGTGAGCGTTGTCCGGGACGAGTTCGGGCAACACCGGATGGGCATTCTCCAGCACGAGGCAGGGTCGAGGTTGCCAGTCGACGATCCACGCCACAATCGGGACTAGTTCGGATTCCACGCGGTCGGCCTGTTCGTCGTAGTACCAGATCGTGACGTGGATCTCCTCATACGGTCGCGTGTTCGGCACGGCTTGTGAGATCGCGTCCCTCATCGGTACTTCTCCCGGACGGCCGGCGGGTTGATCTCGGGATTCTCCGTGTCTTTCGGCATCGGGTGTTCGCCCAAGATGTACTCGACGTCAACAACCATCCCGTCTTCGACCAGGCCCCAGTTCTCGATCAGCCAGTTGTGCGCCACGCGCATGGTCCGGCCGAAAACCAAGTTCCAGTCATACGGGTCGCTGTGCGCCTCGATGCTGTCGAGGTGCATCAGGATCAACGTGCTGCCGTCATGCCCGCCCCGCTGTTCCAGCCAGTGTTGCCCGTCCGGCCGGATCGCCAGCGCGGGAATGAGCGTGCCCCGGTCACGGATCTCCAGGGTCTTCGTGCGGATCACACGTCACCTCCGACCTCTCTTCTGACGTCGTCGATCGCGCTGGCAATACGTTCGGCGCCGTCGTGGACTTCTTTCGCGAGTAGTTCCAGGGCACCCACTGACGTGGCGGGGTTGTTCAGGCCCAACCGTAGCAAGTGGCCCTCGATCCGGCTCATGGTGTCCTCGATCCGCATTATCGAGTCTAGAAGCTGGTGATCCACGGCTCCTAACCCTCCTGCCCAGGTTCGCGGGGCGCTTCTGGCGAGGGCGCGGGCTCGGCCGCCGGCTTGGCCTGCTTCGCCTGCCACTCGTCGAAGTTCACGATCCACTTCTTGTCAGGGTGGCTCGAATACTTCGAGCACCCGATGAAGGCGGGATAGCTCGACCCATCCGGCCGGCTGCCGCCCTTGTTGACGCGCCCGGGCGATCCGCAGTGTGGGCACTTCGGGATCGGCGGCCCGCCCGCCGCCGCGGTGTGGGCGACGCCCTGGCGCTCGGCCTTGGAGCCGAAGCCACGGCCGAGGCGGCAGTGGGTGATGCTCTTGCGCGAACCGGCCCAGGCCGCCTCCAGCTCTTCGATGGGGACGTTCTTCAGGCCCGCCAGCTCGCGGGTGATGTTGCCGTCGAGGTTCGCCCTGGCGGCCTTGCGGACACTCAGCTCCAACTGGACGCCCTTCTGGTCCTTGCAGAAGTCATCGGTCGACGACCGACCGCCCTCGGCGTCTTCGAGGATCTGGCCGGTCAGCTTGCACCGGCCCGAGCCACGCACGAGGTAGTGGAAGTCTGGCCCTTCTCCGGCGATCTTCTCGGGGACACTGACCCCGAAGATCTCGATGCCCCACAGGTCCCGGACGCGCTCCGCGCCCGCGTCCTGGAGATAGCCCGTCACGAGCCCATCAGGACTCTTGAACAGGAGCCAGTCTTCGGGGCTTGTGGCCGACAACGAGGCCATGCGAAGGGTCTGGAGGATCTTCTTCCGGGCCTCGATGATCTCCTGACCGCCCCCGCGTAAGGCAGCGAGTTCGGCGATGCTCACCGGCACACTCGGTCGGCGCAGAAGGTGCTCTGGTGGAAGGACTTCGACCGTCGGTTGACCGGCGGGACCGGTCGTGCTAGTCTTCTCCTCGTCCATCGTTTCCTCTCCTCCGGGGAAATGGGTCAAAGCTGGCCGGTCTGGTTCCCCTCCGGACCGGCCAGCGGCGTTTCAGCCTCCTGTTGTGGCTCGTAGATCCGTTCGATCGGGACGCCTGTGAGCGCCGCGATCTGTTTGGCGAGCCCCCAGCGCGGCTTCCGATCTCCGTGCATGATTTTCGACACCGCCGCCTGAGTGATGCCCACCCGCGCGGCGAGATCGTCCTGCGTGATCCCGGTGTCTTGGAAAAACTGCCGGAGTGATCGGTAACGTTTCACGCGCCCCATAACAACGAGGACTTTAGCGCATAACTAGCGGGATTGCAAGCGGAAACTAGCGACTCAATCTCCGGCCGTCGTAGTGCCCTACCCGTTGAAGCTGCCCGTCTTACTGCTGTCCAGATGTGCGCACGCCGCCATTGCCGCTGCCGCGCGCGCTTGCGATGCCGTGTGCGAGTAGACTGGCGTCTGGTTCTGGCTGCTGCTGTGTTCGAAGACGCACAGCTTCGTATCGGTCTGCGCCGCCACATCTGCACACAGCCGGACGTCCTCCACGAGCTGATCTAGATTGCCATTCGAGGGGTAGAGTTGATACATCCGCACCGCATTCGATGGCAGCGAACCGTAGAAGCCGAAGCCGCCTTTCTTGCCGTCCGCGCAGTGAA